CGCTGCCACGATAGCGACAAGCAGCTCGAGGAGGCCGGCAAGGTCGTGATCCGGTTTGGGCCGGACGGCTATCCGATCGAGGATTGAGGGGTGGGGCGGGTCGAAAGTCCACCGGTCGCTCCGCGCCACAGCGCGCGCCCCCCAAAGTGTTCGCATCCGCAATTCAAAATATGACCCCAAAGGAGCCTACCAGCATGGCGAGGCCAAGAACGCCTGTCGCCAAGGCTTCGATAGAGGCGAGAGACAAGAAAGACCCCGGCCGGTTCGGCGGAAGGGTCGAGCCTAAGGCAAACGGCCCACTGGGGAAGCCTCCGACCTGGATCAAGGACACTGAAGGCAACAAGGCCAAGTCTGCATGGCTGTTGTTCGAGCGGGAAATCCCGTGGCTCACAGAATCCCACCGGATTTTGGTCGGCATGGCTTCGAATATTCAGGGCCGCCTAATGGCCGGCCAGGACGTTGGCGTGCAGGCAATGAATTTGCTGCGGCAGATGCTTGGCCAGATGGGCGCAACTCCGGCGGACGCGACTAAGGTGACTATCCCCGATGACGGCGAAGAAAAAGACGACCTCCTCGATTGAGGGGCCGGCGCTTGCTCGCGTCAACGCCTATGCCCGTGCCGTGTTGGATGGCGATGAAACGGCTGGTCCTCATGTTCGCAACGCGTGTCGGCGTCACCTCGATGATCTTGAGCGTGGGCAAGAGCGGGGGCTGTATTTCGACGAGTCCGCGGCGCATAGGGTCTTCCGGTTCTTTGAGGAGCGCCTGAAGCTCAGTGAGGGGCAATTCGAGGGGCAGCCGTTCAAGTTGCACCCGTCACAGGCCTTCAAACTCGGCTCGATTTGTGGCTGGAAGCGTGCCGATGGGTCGCGCCGATTCCGTCGCGCCTATATCGAAGAGGGCAAGGGGAACGGAAAGTCCCCTTTCGCCGGCGGACTGGGTCTCTACGGACTGATTGCCGACGAGGAGCCCGGTGCGCAGATTTATGCGGCCGCGGCGAAAAAGGAGCAGGCTGGCATCCTGTTTCAAGACGCGGTCAAGATGGTCCGCGCTGCGCCTGCTTTGCTTGAGAGGCTGAAATTCAGTGGCGGTATGGGGCGCGAGTTCAACATTGCGCACCACCGCTCGCAATCGTTCTTCCGGCCCATATCCAAGGACAGCGGCAAATCAGGGTCTGGTCCTCGACCTCACTTCGCCCTTTGCGACGAGGTGCATGAGCATCCCGATCGCTCGACCATGGAAATGCTCGAGCGCGGCTTTAAGTTTCGGCGCCAGCCGTTGCTTCTAATGATTACGAACTCGGGAAGCGACCGCAATAGCATTTGCTGGGAAGAGCATGAGCACGCGGTTCGGGTGGCTGCCGGGACGTCAACGCCGGACGATGATTTTGCCTATGTCGGCGATGTGATCGACGACACAACTTTCGCCTGGGTGTGCGCTCTCGACAAGGACGATGACCCGCTCGAAGACCCAACCTGCTGGAAGAAGGCAAATCCACTCCTCGGAACCATTCTGACGCACGAATACCTGGCTGGCGTGGTCAATCAGGCCAAGCAGATGCCAGGGAAGCTGAACGGCATTCTCCGCCTGCACTTCTGTCAGTGGACCGACGCTGACAAGGCGTGGATGCCGCGGGAGACGGTCGAAGGCGTCATGGACGATTTCGAGCCGGAAGATGACCGTGCAGGCGATCAGGTGTTTCTCGGGGTCGACCTTTCGGCTTCGCGCGACATGACCGTGCTGGCGGCAGTGGTGCCGACCGGCTTCAAGGAGATGGAGCGTGAGGACGGGTCGCTGGTGTCGCTGCCCACGTTTGACGCGTGGGTGGAGGCATGGACGCCTGGCGACACGCTTCAGGCGCGGGTACTAGCCGACAAAGCCCCCTACGACGTTTGGGTGCGCGATGGTTGGCTCAATGCGCCTCCCGGTCAGCGAATCCGCTACGACTTTGTGGCGGCGCGTGTTCAGCAACTTGATGATCGGTTCGAGATTCAAGGCATCGCCTACGACCGGTACGCGTACGACAAGTTCCGCGAAGAGGTCGAGGCGCTGGGCATTGATGTTGCGCATGTTGCTCACCCGCAGGGTGGCAAGGTGCGCGCCAAGCCAGAGCCGGAAAAGGTCGAAGCAGCAAAAGCCGCGGGTCTTCCGCCGCCACAAGGCTTGTGGATGCCCGGTTCGGTATCTCACCTCGAAGACCTGATCGTCGACGGTCGTATCAGATTGCGGCGCAGCCCGGTGTTAATGACTGCGCTGATGGGTGCGGCGTTCGACCGTGACGCGCAGGACAACCGCTGGTTCGTCAAAACCAAGGCATCGGTGCGCATTGATGCGGCTGTGGCGCTTTGCATGGCGGTTGGCGCTGCCATTGATGGGGCGACTGCGCCAGAACCACGGAAATCCGTCTACACCAAAGGCCGCGGCCTTCTGATTTTGTGAGGTCCGCATGGGCATTTTCGACTGGCTTCGCCCTACTCGGGCGGAGCCCGCATCTGCACGGCCTGGGATTGGTGTGGGGCCTGGGTCGCGGGGGATGACTGTCAACGCGGCCAGCCCGTTGCTCGAGGAATACCTGGCCACAGGATCGACCAGTCAGAACGTAACTGCCGATTCCGCCATGAAGATTTCGGCGGTTTGGCGGTGCGTGAATCTGATCTCGGGCAAGGTCGCGACGCTGCCGCTCGACCTCAAGCGCAGGGTTGGCGACAAGAGGGAGGACGCAGAGGACCATCAGTTATGGCATTTGCTGCGGCGCCGTCCTAACCAGTGGCAGACCCCAGCCGAGTTCCGGAGAATGATGCAGGCCAGCGTGTTGCTGCGCGGCAATGGCTACGCCTACAAGGTGCAGTCCGCGGGTCGTGTAATCGGACTAATCCCGCTCAACGCCGACAACGTCGAGGTCAAGCAGGAGCGAGATTTATCGCTGACCTACAACGTCACGCTGCCATCGGGTCAGCGAACGGTACTGAAGCAGAAGGATATGCTGCATCTCCGAGGCCTGACGCTGGATGGCGTTGTTGGCCTCCCGGTGCTGACGTACGCGCGCGAGAGCATGAATCTCGCGCTGAACACCGAGAACCATGCCAACGGCATCTTTGCCAACGGCACAATGGCCGGCGGTGTACTCAAGCACCAGGGAAAGCTGGGGACTGACGGTCAAGAGGCCCTGCGGGATAGTCTGGAATATTACCGCAAAGGCGGTGCTCGCGAAGGTCGCGATCTGATCCTTGAAGAGGGGATGACCTACGAGCGTCTGGGCATGACGTCGAATGACGCTCAATTCATCCAGACCCGCGTGCAGACGCTTGCCGAGATCGGCATGTATTTCGGCGTCCCGCTCCACTTGATCGGCCTCAACGACAAGGCGTCGAGCTGGGGAACCGGCATCGAGCAGATGGGCATCGGGTTCGTGACCTATACGCTTCAGGACTGGCTCACGATGTGGGAGCAGGCCATTGGGCGGGATCTGATCACCGAGAAAGAGCCCGATCTTTACGCCAAGTTCAACATCAATGGACTGCTGCAGGGTGACGCAAAAACGCGGTTCGACGGATACGCCACGGCCAGGAATTGGGGCTGGATGAGCGTTAACGACATCCGCGCCCTAGAGGACATGAACCCTATCGACGGTGGGGATGAATACCTCGAACCACTCAACATGACTCGCGTCGGTGAGGCTCGTCAGAGCTCCGGCATGCAACAGGAACCCAACGATGCAACTACCACGGATTGACGTGCCGACGCGCGCCAATGTCAGCGCCCGCACGCCTGAGGCGGTGTTTGAGCGCTGGGATGCAAGCATCAGATCGGCCGACGCAATCGGCGACAACGTGATCACGATCTACGAGACGATCGGCGAGGACTGGTGGACTGGCGAGGGCTTCACCATGAAGCGCCTTGACGCCGCGCTCCGGTCCATCGGTCGACGCGACTTCGAGGTTCACATCAACTCGCCCGGTGGCGACATGTTCGAAGGCGTGGCGGCCTATAACAAAATCCGCGACCACGCCGAAACGCATGGGCTGACCGTCAAGGTGAAGGTGCTTGGCATTGCTGCCAGCGCCGCGAGCGTCATTGCCATGGCTGGCGACGAGATCGAGATAGCGGCGAGCGCTTCCATCATGATCCACAACTGCTGGACCATCGCGATGGGCAACCGCAACGACTTCGCCGAGATGTCGGAAACTATGGCGAAGTTCGATGAAGCGATGGCTCTGGTTTATGGAGCCCGCACGGGCAACGACGCAGAGCAGATCGCGTCGTGGATGAATGACGAAACCTACTTCACGGGACAGGAAGCGATCGAGGCCGGCTTTGCTACCGATCTGCTGCCGTCCGACCGCGTGAGAGCCGATCCCGATGCCGCTGCGAAAGCGGAACAAGGTAAGGCGGTGCGAGCCATGGAGCGCGCACTTCGCATGTCTGGAGCTTCTGCGAAGGAAGCAAAGGCAACCATCTCACAACTGAAATCCGGCACGCGAGATGCGGCGCCAGCACCCGACCCCAACGCTGATGTTGTGGCGTCTGACACCCAATGGGCCGACCTGGCCGCAACACTGAAATCAGCATTTGGAGGGTCGAATTGACCGACTTTGCTACTGTTAAGTCCCTGATCGAAGACCAGGGCCGCGCCTTCGAAGAGTTCAAGGCCGAACACAATGCCGCCCTGGAAGATATCCGCAAGGGCACCGAAGACGTCGTGCGCACCGACAAGGTTGACCGCATCAACGACGAGATCGGCAAGCTTACGGCTGCACTCGACGACGCGAACACCAAGATTGCTGCCGCTCTCGTGGGCGGCGCGGCCAATGACAACGACGTCGGCAACCGCGAACACACGAAGGCCTTCGAGCGCTTCTTCCGCAAGGGCGACGAGGCTGGGCTGGACGCCTACCTGGCGGCCAATCCGAAGGCTGCCACGAGTGTTGGCACCCCAGCGGATGGTGGCTACACTGCCCCCATCGAATGGGATCGCACCGTCACCGACAAGCTGAAGATCGTTTCGGCCATGCGCCAGATCGCGACCATTCAGACGATTAGCGGCAACGGCTTCTCGAAGCTCTACAACGATCGGACCACCGCCTCTGGCTGGGTCGGCGAAACGGACGCCCGCCCTGAGACCACTACGGCGAAGTTCGCCGAGGTGAAGTTCACCACCGGCGAAATCTATGCCAATCCTGCGGCCACTCAGCGCCTGCTGGACGACTCGGAACTGAACCTCGAAAGCTGGTTGGCTGGCGAGGTCGAGACCGAGTTTGCCTACCAGGAGGGCATCGCTTTCGTGTCGGGCGACGGCACCAACAAGCCTCGCGGTATCCTGCAGTACGACGCAGGTGACACTCCCGCCCACCCGTGGGGGCCTATTCCGACCGTCGTTTCTGGCGCTGCTGCTGCCCTGAAGCTGGAAGGTCTGATCGACCTGGTCTATGACCTGCCGAGCGAGCGCACCCCGAATGCGCGCTTTGCCGCCAACCGCAAGACCTTCGGTGCCATCCGCAAGATCAAGGACGGCAATGGCAACTTCATCTGGCAGCCCGGCCTACAGGCGGGCGAGCCGGCGACCGTTCTTGGCCACCCGACCACTGAGCTTGCCGCAATGCCGGATATTGCTGCGGACGCTATCCCGCTGATCTTCGGTGACTTCTCGGGCTACCTGATCATCGATCGCAAGGGCATCGACATCCTTCGCGACCCGTACACCAACAAGCCCTTCGTGCAGTTCTACACCACGAAGCGCGTTGGCGGCGGCGTGACCGACCCGACGAAGTTCCGCTACCACAAGATTGCGGCTTCCTAATCCTGGCGGGGCGCTCGAAAGGGCGCCCCTTCCATCTGGAGGCTGACATGGCGGTAACGCTTGAGCGCGCCAAGATGCATTTGCGCGTGGACTACGACGACGAAGATGATCTGATCGATCTTTTCATCGCAGCGGCCACCCGGTGGGCGTTGGGCTATTGCCGCCTTGATGCAGTGCCTGATGACGCCGACAGTGAGTTCGACGCAGCCATCCTTCTGACGATGGCCAGCATGTACGAGAACCGCGAGTCCGACATCACTGGAACAATCCACACAGAGATACCAACTGCGCGACGGCTCATCGATCCGTACCGGCGCATGTCCGTTTAGGGCGACCCTACGATAGGAGGCCGGTATGGCTGAGACTTTTGAACCGAAGAACTACAATACGGATGGTGGCGATACGCTTGTTATCGGTGGCACCCTCCGCATCCTCGATGATGCAACCGTCGAGGGGCTGGATGGCGGCGGGGGTGGAGCCGTGGCGGCCGGAGACGTGACGGTAACGGCAATTGCCGACACTGCGGGCGCCAATGTTCAGGCCGTGCTTGAAGACTTGGCGGCGCGTCTCAAGGCGCTGGAAGACGCTGCGGTCTAGTGCCCTGGGTATCTTTCGACCGGGATTTTGACTGGCGCCCCAAGCAGGGCGTCACAATCGCCTACCGCGCCGGTATGCACCTGCTCGTGACCACGGCCTGCGCCGAGGCGGCAATAGCGGCCGGTAAGGCTGAGCGGAAGGCTAAGCCAAAGGGACAGGGAGAGGCGGAAGATGGCCACAACCACAGTGAAGCTGACGCTGGATACCGCCAGGACCGATGCCTGGATCGCCAGCATGAAGACAGCCGTCGCCACCAACGCAGAATTTTGCCGCGACGTGGAATTGCTTCTCGATGAAGGCGTCGAACTCTGGACAATCGAGCCGGCGTCGCTGTCGGCTGGTAGGCTGACGCTTGGCGTCTCTTCCAGCCCACGCCTGCGCGCATTGCTGGACAAGCATCGTGTTGCGCTAGATGGCTAAAACCCCCACCTCCGGCTCGCTGCGCGGCCGCGTCCATTTCCAGAAGCGGCAGATGGAACCGGACCCTTGGGGTGGCGATCCGCGCGAAGGTGATTTTGCGACCGTGTTCACCTGCGCGGCCGAGTTCATTGCCATGCGCGGGTCTGAGACGGTGATCGCGTCGAGGCTGCAAGGCGTGCAGCCGTATGTGGTGAGAGTGCGCCAGTCGGTGGAAACACGCGCCGTGGACGAGACCTGGCGCGTTGTGGATGCGCGCGACACCAAGCGCGTGTTCGCCATTAAGGCGCCGCCGACCGATCCAAACCAAAAGCGGGCGTGGCTCGATTTTCTGGCGGAGCAGGGGCGCATTGAATGAAAATCCTCAACCAGCAGCGCCTGATGCAGAAATTGCAACGCATCCCCGATGCTGTTCGCCGCCGCGCCAAAGCTGACTTCACCCTAGGCGCTCGCGAAATCAACATGCTTCAACGCGCCTTGGCGCCGAAGGATGATCTTGTGCTCGCTGGCACAATTCGCAACGAGCCGCTGCCCGATCCTGATATCGGCGTGGTGTTGCTTGCCGGCGGTCCCGCCACCACCAAGCCTGTTCGAGACAACAAGTCTGGCGGCGGGTCGCCAGAATATGATTACGCCCTCGCGCAAGAGTTTGGCACATCGAAGATGGAGCCCAATGCGTTCTTCTATCCCGGCTATAACGCTCGGAAAAAGCTCGTTCAGCGCCAGGTTCGAACAGGCTGGAAGCGCGTCATGAAACAACAGGCGAAGAAATGAGCGACCCGACAATTGCAGTCCAATTGGCCATTATGGCTAGATTGCGTGATGAGGCGGGTGTTGGGCAGCGAGTTTACGATGCTGTCGATCCAAACCCCGCGTTCCCCTATCTAACTGTCTCATCGCCGAGCACTGTGCCGATAGACGAAGAGTGCTGGGATCGCAGCGATATGCGGTTCCAAATCGACGTCTGGTCGAAGCATCCGCAGTCGCATGAGGCCAAGATCCTTGCCGCGACGATCCGGAGCTTGTTCCACGAGCAACCGCTGACGGTCTCCGGATTTGCGGTCGACCGCATTTATGTCGATGGCATGTTTCCGACGCGCGAGGAGCAAACTGCTATCAACCGCGTCCGCATCGTGCTCGCGGTCGAGGCTCAGCCCGCCTAGCGCTGCCTCACACCAGACCCCCACCTTCTTTGCCGCCGCCTCGGCGGCTTTTTCATATGGAGCCAACATGGCGACCACCAAGAAGCTGCTGATTCAGTTCGGCGATGGCGCATCCCCTGAGGAATTCGCCTACAACTGCACTATCAACACGTCGCAGGACTTCACCATCGAAGGCACGACCGTCGATGCCACCGAGCCCAATTGCGAGGACCCTGATGCCCCAGCCTGGGTGCTACGCTCGATCGACACGCTGTCGGCAGGCATCAACGGTGCTGGCACCATGGATCCGCTGAGCTATGCGACGTTGCGCGATTACATGCTGGCCGGTCAGCCCTTCAACGTTCGGGTGCTGCTCGACCTGCCGAGTGCACAGGGTGGCGGGCACTTTGCTGGCCGATATGTCATGACTAGCCTTGGCATTGCCAAGGAAGGCAAGGGCTATGTGTCGGCAACTGTGGCCCTGTCCAGCGACGGCGCCGTGACGTGGGTGCCGGCAACCTAATGCCCAAATTCATTGAGGAGACTTTTGGCGGGGTCAAACGTAAGTTTCGCCTCGGCATCGGCGAACTGCGTGAATTGCAGGACGCTACAGGCGTCGGCCCAGCAACATTGGTGGCTCGCTTTGTCGCGCTGCCTCCAGCCGCTGAGCATAACAAGCGGCCACGCCCCGAAAACTATGAGCATGGCGCTGATGACCCGGATTTCATTGCGGACTACAACGTCTACTCGATGGTTCGAACCTTCGGTGGCGACTGGCGCGTCGACGATCTACGCGAGACGATAAGGCTGGGATTGAAGGGCGCGGGCGAGACTGACACGAATGCCAGCGTCGCCATGATGAAGCACTTCGACCGCAGCGACGTCACTGGCATCCATGAACATTTGGGCTTGGCTGCCCAGATCATCATTCACGCCATCGCGCCGGACAAGGATGACCCGGTGGGAAAAGCGGAAGCGGAGACGACGCCGACAGCGACACCGGGGACGGAAAGCTGAAGTTCTCCGCCTATTATGGCATCGGCGCAGCCATGAGGTTCACGCCGCGGGAAATAGACGGAATGAGCCTTTGGGGGTTTACCGCTGCGGTGGATGGCTATGCGAAAGCCAACGGCGCAGAACAGCAGGCGGAAGCGCCGAGCTATGCCGAGCACCTTGAGATGGTTGAGCGGCTGGGGAGCTAGAATACCTGGGCTTTAAGCTTCGTGAAGGTCTTCGAGTCAGTTGTCGCCAGCAGGCGGCGGCCATCTTTGAACGTGGCGGCGAACGTCACGTCTTTCCCCTTCCCGCCAAGTAGAAGTCCGGCAAGCAACCCTACCGGGCCAAGTACCACAGCACCGGCAACACCCCATCCAACGGTACCGCCCAGGCGCTTAACGCTTTCCTCGGTCGCAACCTCAACACTTTCTAATTTCGTGATTGAGATTGCCTCGCCCGCAAATGCTTTCTCTGCCGTCGGAAGCACCAATGAGCCAAAGGTAAGCTGCCCGTCACGGTTAGGCAGAAAATCTCCGGCGTGAATTCTGATCTTTGCCATTTCCACACCCCTCCCAAGCCGCCCTGCGCGGCTTTTTCTTTGTCTAGCAGGTAGTTCATGGCCACGACAATCGAAGAACTCCGCGCGGTTATGCGCATGGAGTTGAAGCCGTTCATGCGCGACCTGCAGCAAATGAATGGGATCAGCGCCAAGGCTGCCCGACAGGTTGAGCAGACGTGGCGCACGACGAACCGGCGTCTTGACGGCATCGGTAGGACCATGGCGCAGAACCTGATCGCCCCGCTCACCGGCATTGGTGCGGCGCTCGGCGCTCGGGAATTGATCCGCCTAACCGACACGTGGACCGACCTTAACGGTCGCGTCCGCATTGCTGCCGGTGGCATGCGCGAAGGCGCTGAAGTAATGGAGCGGTTGAGCGATATGGCTCGCCGCACCTATTCGTCGCTGGAGACGACGGCGGAATCCTATTTGACCAATAGCCAGGCACTTAAGGAGCTTGGTTACAGCACCAACCAGCAGTTGGATTTCACCGAGGCGCTAAACAATGCCCTCGTGGTGTCCGGTGCCAAAGGTCAGCGTGCGGAACAGGTGATCCAGGCGCTTGGCAAGGCCATGGCCTTCGGCGAGCTGCGCGGCGAAAACCTGAACACGGTTATTCAGACTGGCGGCCGCGTTGCCCAGGCGCTCGCTGAGGGTCTTGGTGTCACCACCAACGAACTGCGCAAGATGGGCGAGCAAGGGAAGCTCAAGTCGTCATCAGTCTTCACGGCGCTCACCTCGCAGATGCAGACGCTGCGCGACGAAGCCGATGGCATGCAGGCCACGATTGGCGATGCGCTCCAGCTCCTGAACAATTCCTTCCTCGAATATGTCGGTGGGGCAGACCAGGCGTCGGGTGCATCGGCGCGAATTGCCGAGAGCATCATCCTTGTTGCAGACAACATGGACACAGTCGCCAATGCGGCCCTGTTCGCAGCGCAGGCCATTATCGGCGCGCTTGCGGGCCGGGCCATGGTTGGCGCCGGCATCCAGATCGTCACGACCAGCAAGGCTTTGGCCGAGTTCGTGCGCATCGCCCGCACCGCGCAGGGTCTGGGCGGGTTGGGTCCAGCGTTTGCGTCGCTTAGCGCAAATGCTGGCGTCATCGGTCTTGTGGTCGGTGGGGCAGCTGCGCTTGCGCTGGGGCACTTCGCCAATCAGGCCGTTGAGGCTGGACTGAGAACGGAGCGATTTAACGAACTGCTGAACCGTCTCGGGCTTTCAGCAAAGGAAGCAGCCGAGCAGATCGATGAGGTGACAGTAGCCCAGCGTCGGTTGGAAACAGCGGAGGGAATTGCCGCACACCAACAAGAGACTGAAGACGCGACTGGCGAAATGGAGCGGTTGAGTGCGGAGATTAACCGCATGATCGCGCTGCTACGAGCGTCAGGAGAAAACGGCAACGAAACAGCCGCTGCGTTCGTAAATCTCGTCGACAGATTTCTCGATGGAAAGGTGGCGTCGAAAGATTTTGGAGATCAGCTCGATGCAACTGCCAGAAAGAACCCCGACTGGTCTGATGCGATCACGCAAGTTGCAACGCTGGCCGGTGAGTATCGCCTTGCTGCTCAAGCGATCGGAATCCTTGGAGCAGAGCTACAGCAGCTGGAATTCCCCACCCTCCCAGGTCCCGTCAATTCGCGCGGCGCTGTAGGCGCTTCAAGGCGAGCTCGCAATGAGAAAATTGAGCTCGGCCAAGAATGGCTGGCTGAGCAGGAGCGCCGCAACTCGCTCACCCGAGAGCAACGCGACCTTGAAGATGAAATCGCCCGCATCCGCAAAGATACGCCGGAAGGCGCAATCATCTCTGACGCGCAGATCGAGGCGCTGGCCAAGGCAAATCTGGCCTGGAAGGGCGACAATAAGCGGACAGGTGGTTCCGGCGCCAAGGCTGACCCATACGGCGATGCCACCAAGGACATGCAGCGCCGGATCGATATGTTGGTCGAGGAAACCCGATTGCTCGGTGACCTCAATCCGCTGATCAACGACTACGGCTTTTCGGTCGAAAAGCTCCGTGCCGTCCAGGAACTGGAGAACGCCGCCACCAAGGCCGGCATTGCTCTTGGGCCGGAACGCCGCAGCGAAATCGAAAAGCTGGCCACGGCCTATGCCACAGCCACGGCCGATGCGCAGCGCCTGGCCGAACAGCAGAATGCCACGGTCGCCAGGTTTGACGAGTTGCGGGATGCCGCGCGATCAGCGCTGGAAACCATCGTTGATGGCTTCATCGAGGGCAAGAACGCCGGCGAAATCTTTGCCGATGTGCTGAAAAACATCGGTAGCCAGTTTCTGCAAATGGGCTTCAACAGCCTGTTTGGTGGCGGCTCGACGCCGGGCAATGGCTTGTTCGGGCAATTGTTCAACCTGCCCGGCCGCGAGTTCGGCGGGCCGGTGCGCAGGGGGCAGCCCTATATCGTCGGCGAGAAGCGTCCTGAAGTGTTCGTGCCGGATCAGAACGGCCGGATCGTCCCGCGCTTGCCGAGTGCGCCAAGCCTGCCAGCCATGAGCCGCGCCAGTGAAAACCTATCGTTTCCGTTCGCTCCGCAGATCGACGCGCGCGGCGCTGACCCGGCTGCCATTGCGCGATTGGAGGCGGTGCAGACCAAGCAGCAGGCCGAGTTCACCGGCCGCGTGAAGGAAATTGTGAGGGGCTGGGGGCACAAATGGCGTTGACCGAACCGCTTGACCTGCTGACCGGCTTTCCGGGCTGGTCCACCGACTTTGTCCTTATGGCAAGGCAGGAGCAATCCCGCCATTCCTCTGGCCGGACGCGGGTGAAGGATTTCGGGCAGCCGCTCTGGCGGGCCTCGTGGACCACCGGCACGCTGTCGGCCAACACGCTGGACGAATGGCGCGCTCGCATCGAGCAGGCCATGATTAGCCAGATGACCTTTATGGCGTGGCAGTCCAGCCGCTGCCGGCCGATCAGGCATCCCGGCTCCGGCATGTTTCCGGAGGGCGAACTGCATTCCGTCGGTGACGACGACAAGACAGTCAGCGTGGCCGATCTTGTCGGCATTCAACTGTCGATTGGCGACATGGTGCGGATCGGCACTGGCCTCTATCGCATCCAGGAGCCCGCCATGGGCAACCCCACCGGTCAATTCACGATCACGCCACACCTCTGGCCCGGTACGGCTGTTGGCCAGCAGGTGATCATCTCTCACCCGTGGTGCCTCATGACGGTGGACCCGGGAAGTCTTTCGGCGCCAGCCGATCCTCGCACCGGTCGGGGCTCCATCTCCTTCTCCGCCACTGAGGCGCGCTGACCCGCACGGGGAACCATGAAATCCTATCCTGCAAATACCGTGGCGGCCCTCGCTGCCCGGCGGCTCCTGCCGCGCGACTTTCTGACCATCACGGCACGGACCCGCGACACCGGCACCCCGGTGTCGGTGGGCTTCTGGTCTGACCTTGCCAATGTGTCGGCGCTGGTCATTGACCCCGAAGCCCGCATGCCTGTTCTGCGCGATTTCTATGGTTCCGGGTCGCTGATCCAGATCAGCGATATTCCCGCTATTGTCGGCGTTAGCGTCGAGACGGTCACCGTCACGATGTCTCAACTGCACGACCAGGTCGAGGAGGCGCTTCGCCTTTACGACGTGAAGCAGGCCCGCGTCGAAATCCACACCGGGCTGCTCGATCCTGACAGCCGCAAACTTGTGGACCCGGCCGAGCCGATTTTCGTCGGCTTCATCGACAAGGTCGAAATCCGGACGCCGGCAGAGGGCGGGGAGGGCGCTGCGGTGCTGACCTGCGCCAGCGGAACGCAGGAGCTGCTACGGTCCAACCCCTCAACCCGCAGCCACGCAGATCAACAGGTCCGCGCGCCAGGCGATGCGTTCTTTCTAGACGCGGCGGTGTGCGACGATTGGGACCACTATTGGGGCGCCGTGGGTCAGAACAAGGTCCAGACGATCAAGCCGAAGGGCATCTTCGGCTGGGGAGGTGTTCTTGGCATCTTCTGATGTTCGGCGCGCCGTGCCGGCCGACCGGGGCGTCGTGGTGCGCCTCCTGCGCGATGCCCATGCTGCTGCGGCGTTGCCGTTCCCGTTCAGCGCAGTCCACGCGGCCGCGCTGGCCCAACGTCACATTGCCGATCCGCGCTTGCTGGCCGTGGTTGCCGGTGAGCCGGCGCAGGGCGTGCTGCTGGCATCGGCTCAGGATCATCCATTCGCCGCGGTGCGATACGCCACCGAAACGGCCTGGTGGGTGGCGCCAGAAGCGCGGGGCCAGTTCGCCGGGAAGATGCTGGCCGCTTACGAGGCATGGGCTCGTGAACAGGGCTGCGCTTTCGCCGGCATGGCCGCGCTCGCCAGCTTCCCGCGTGCTGGCCTGATCTATCGCCGGGCCGGATACCGCGAAATCGAAACCCATTTCTTGAAACCGCTGGGCTGAGGCGCTTTTCGCATGGCTGTTTTTACCGCTATCGGCTCTTTCCTGTTTGGGGCCGGCTCGTTTATGGCTGGCCTAACGGCAGCCGGACTTCGGATTGCCGCAGGCATCGCCGTCAGCGCCTGGGCCAAGGCCATGCAGGGAGAGCCCGAGCCCGCCAAGTTTGGCGTGCAGGGCCGGTTGCAGGGCGGCGAAGACGTTCCGCGCTCTATCGGCAAGGGTGAAAGCTGCACGGCCGGCTCACTGGTCTGGCACGGCACGTTCGGCGCCGGCGGCACCATGTCGGCCCGCGTTATCGCGCTTTACGACCTGCCGATCCGGGAACTGCTCTACCCCATCGTTGATGGCGTTGACGCCACGCTGCTCAAAGGCCAGGCGCACTCCAATTATGGTTGGCCGGTCCAGCAGTACCGAAAGGGTGGCGTCGATCATCTTTGGGTCAAGTTCTATGACGGCACCCAGAATGCGGCCGACCCGTTTCTTGTCTCCACATTCGGCAGCGACCCCGACCGGCCCTACGGCCCGGATCGCATCGGCCGTGGCGTCGCCTATGTCATCATCTTTGCGCGTGCGCCGGAGCGAAATGACGAAGGCGATAAGCCGCTGTTCCAGGGCATCCCGAACTTCAAGTTCGTGACGCATGGCACGCGCTGGTACAACCCGGCCTCGGACGACACTGTTGGCGGGTCCGGAGCGCATCGCTGGGATGATCCGGGCACCTGGGGCGGGGTTGGCGACTTCAACCCGCTGGTGCAGCTCTACAACCTGATGCGCGGTATTCGCGACAGCACCTCCGGTCAGTGGCTCTATGGTATGCAGGGGATCAGTGGCGCCCGCCTGCCGGCCGCCAACTGGATCGCTGCCATCAATGACGCCCAGGCGGCTATTGCCGGGCCGAACGGCATGGAGCCGACTTATCGTGCCGGCGGTGAAATCCAGGTCGGCGCACAGGTGGCCGTCACGGTCGAGGCTCTGCTGACCGCCGCCAATGCACGGCTGGTGGAGAATGGTGGCGTCTACACGGTTTATGTCGGCCCGCCCGGTGCGCCCGTCATGGCCTTCACCGATGGCGAAATTCTCTCCACGGAGGAGCAGACATTCTCCCCGTTCTTCTCGCTGGCCGACACGGTCAACGGGGTGGATGCGAGCTATCCGAACCCGGCCGAGGGATGGAACACGAAGAAGGCGCCGCCGCTCTTGCGCCCGGACCTGGAGCCGCTGGCTGGCAATCGCCGGCTGATGGCCTCGGTCTCGCTGGACCTGGTGCCGTATCCTGGCCAGGTGCAGCGCCTGATGAAGTGGGCTCTGGCGGAGGCCCTGCGCGCCCGCCGGCACACCTTTGTGTTGGGGCCGGAGTTCCGTGTCCTTGAGCCGGGCGACGTGGTGCGCTGGTCGTCGGCCCGCAATGGCTATATCGACAAGCTCTTCCGGGTCGATGGCGTCATATACAAATCGAACCTCGATGTGATTGTCGATCTCACCGAGGTGGACCCGTCCGACTATGATTGGAACCAGGGCACCGATTACCGCCCGGTGATCGATGGGCCGCTGCAACTGGTCGGGCCGAAGCCCATGCCGATGCAGGGCTGGCAGGTGTTTCCGGCCATTATTCCAGATGATCAGGGCAGGCCACGCCAACCAGGCATTGAGGTTTGGGCGGCTTCAGGTGTGCCTAGCGTCTCGAATGTGCGGGTCCAGGTCCGGGTCGGAGACGAGAGCGGGCCTCTGGTCTTCGACAGCGACGCCATTCCCTACGAAGACCCATGGAAATGGGTGCTTGAACGGGTCTTTCCCGCCAACACTCCGCACGTCGTGCGTGGCATTTTCGTGGGGCCTCCTGCTGCCGAGTGGTCGGGTTGGTTCGCGGTCACCACGCCGAATGTCAAGCTGACTGGCCTTGATGTCGAGATCGATGAACTAGCCGAAGAGATCAAGGAAAGCGTTGCCGAGCTGGATCAATGGACCCGGTTCAATACGCGCGAGGAGATCGAGCGGCAGCGCAAGGCCATCCTGCTCGCGGTGCAGGGCCAGCTTGGTGATTACAACGATCGCAAGGTGATCCGACAAGGCATCTTTGCCACTTCGGAGAGCAACCGCGCCGAGTGGCGCCAGGATATCCTGGTGGCGACCGGGCCGGGGTCGGCAATCGTTTCGCGCATCGAGGAATTGCGGGCCGAGGTGTTCGATCCGGTGACGGGCCTGCCGGCGACGGCTGAGGCTGTCAATCTGCTGTCGGCAGAAGTGCACGATTCAGAAACCGGATTAACCGCCGTCGGCGATGCCATCCTGTCGCTGGTGTCCAGCGTCCCCGGCGCGTCGGCCGAAGGGTTGATCCGCATTTTTACCTCCGCGACGGCCGCGGGAGAGGACGTTCGGATTGCCCTATCGACGGCCGCGAATGGGAGTGCCGGGCCATCCAGTTCGGCGCTCTATTTGACATCGGGTGGTGGCAATTCGGAACTGCTGATGGTGGCCGGTCGTATCGCGGCCATCACCTCGCCCACCGGCACGAAGCGCGGGCTGTTCGTGGTCGAAGGCGACAATGTCTACATGGACAATGCGCGTATTCGTAACCTGACGGCGGTGAATATTCAGGCGAACAGCCTCGACGCGAGTGTGATCAACGTCGCCGATCTGTTGGCCCAGAACGCGGCAATCGCAGGTCAGCTCACGGTCGGTTCGAGCATCCTGATTGATGGCCCCAATGGCCGTATCGTGGTGAGTGACTGATGGTTCAGCGCGTTGTTTATGGAGCCCTGCCGGGTGGCGGGCATGGACTTCGGGTGTCGCGGCCAGGGTTTGGCGTGCTCAATCCGAGCCTTCCGCCCAGTCAGTTATCGTTTGACAGCGAGTGGGATCGGACGCTCAAGGTTCATATGTCTGGTAGTGTGACCGTGCCTGTCGCAACCGGATACCCACAATACACGACAGTGAGTTTTGGCAGGACCTTTTCGTCTGCTCCAATCTGCCTCGCCTGGCAAATGAACGCTACGGGTCAATTCGAGAACCCGAACCGGGTTCGGTTCATGGACCAATCGCTTATTGGTTTTAGCACGGACTGGACAGACGACCCTATCGTCGCGGCGTGTAGAATTTACACGAACAGAATAGAGTTCCTTCGCCACTTCAATACCAGCTTCGGAGCCTATACCGCGCGCTACATTGTCCTGGAGGGCGTCTGATGGGGAGACGGGTAGTACTGGGCGCCCGCCCATCGGGTATCGGCATTTTCGTCTCTCGACCTGGCGTGGACGCTTTGACGGCAACGGGGGACAACCTTCTCCTATCGTCCGATGCGCGCCAAATGCAGATCGTTCAATCGGGGGCGTATAATGCCAGCTTCGTCCAAGGGATTTCGACGCAAACCATTTCTTGGGGTCCGCTAGGATATCGGCCGCTCATCCTTCTGGTGGGGCAGCATACGGCATGGTTCGTCTACAACAATGATAACAGCGCTACGGTCACCATAGGCAACCGTCAGTCTGATTTGGATGTGTATTGGACAACCGCAAATAAGCCGGCGCTTTCGAGCCGCATAGAGTGGTTCGCAATGCGTCCTGGGGTCTGACATGGCGAACCGGATTTTGCTGGACAGCAGCGCTTTGAAAGTGTCGCAGCCGGGTATCAACGTTTTCACCGCCTCCCCAGCCCAATTACTCTTTTCCTCGGACTGGAGCGCTATGGGAATTATCCTGGCCGGGACGTACACCATAGGCACAGGATCGTGGTCCGGAAGCGGGAACACGCGGACGCACAACGGCACGATTAATCTGCCGAAGACCTTTCCTAGCCCTCCGGCCGTTGCTTTCTATCTTCTTGCAAGCGGCGCCATGGTGCCCGTTGGCTTCGGTAGTGGATGCTTTTTCGGTTGGTTGCGGAACGGTTCGTCAGGGCAAAACAGGGCATTGGCCCATGCTCAGGTGACTAATTCTCAAATCCAGATCAGAGCGATGTTCGACAAGCAATATACTCCCGGCTTGGTCGTTCCGAGCTTCGCCATTCGCTACTTCGTTTTTGACTACAACACATAGAGCGGACAATGACCCAAATCTCCCCCCTCTCTGCCGCACAGCACTACGCAACGGCCGCCGGGTTCTGGGAAAACCATGCCAAGGCGCTCCAGCACCAGTTGGATGCCGCGCTCGCGCGTGTCGCCGAGCTGGAGCGCGAGGCTGAGGCGCCGCCCGATCCAGACCCTGATCCCGAACCGCAAACCGCATCCTGACCCCAGCCGCCTTCGGGCGGTTTTTCTTTGCCTGGAGAAACCATGGCTCTCGATATCGACATCAGCCACTACAATACCGGCACCGCCACCGTCGCGGCCGATGGCACGGAAGTGACGGGGCAGGGCACCACGTGGACGGTGCTGCGCAAGGGCGACCTGTTCGGCACACACATCGGCATGCCGGTGCGTATCGCTGCGATCAACAGCGACACCAGCCTGACCCTGGCCTATCCGTGGAGGGGTCCGGCGCAGGCCGCCGCGCCCTATGAAATCCATCGGACGCCCAACGATCTCGGCTATCTGGCCGCCATCGAGGAATTGCTGCGGCGCTGGGGTGGCGGCAATGTAGATGCGTTGTCGGAGCTGGTGCTGGGGGCGCGGAAGCTGCTTGCCACGGACCCGAACGGCGAGCTGGGGCAGACTGACCTCTCTGACTTCATGCGCGGTTTGCTGAGCAAGGCCAACAACACAGCGCTGCTGACCGAACTCGGTGTGGCGGCAAAACAAAGCGACCAGATGGACGCTACGGCCGGGCGCGGTCTCATCGTCGGGGCGTTCGGCCTTGGCTCTCGTAGCCTTAGCGAGGAAACGAACCTCAACACGATAGCGCCTGGGACATGTTTCTTCCGTTGGGGGGGATCAACGCTCAATGCGCCGTCTACCTTTGGAGCCGGTGTACAGATAGAGCGCGCCAATGGGGCCCTTTCGCAACTGGCCGTATCGAATGATGGCAGGGTATATGCTCGGTCCTTCACAAGAGGAAGTACGGCGCCGTGGCTTCCGCTTTGGGATGGAAGCGACCCGAGCAACGTCTATAGGCGAAGCAACATTCTCGGTACGGTGTCGCAAAGCGGCGGCGTGCCGACAGGTGCCATCATCGAGCGCGGCAGCAATACCAACGGTCAATACGTTCGGTTCGCAGATGGTACGCAAATATGCTGGCAAGCAAATATCGACGTCGGATTGATTAGCTCTACCAACGGGACGCAATTCATTTCGAACCCCGTGTCGGTGACATTCCCGGCGACATTCGCCGCGCCACCCGTCCTGACAGCTTCCGCTACAAGAACCTCCGGAAGTGGTGTCGTTTGGGCAACTTCAACTGCAGGACCGATAGCCAACACAGGGGCACCGAACATGTACGTGGCAGGCGCTATTTCAGGTTCAGCGGCTGTTTTGCATTATGTGGCAACTGGGAGGTGGTCCTGATGCGTATTTCCTTTTCCCCCCAACGCCGTGATGACGCGCTGACGCTTGAGCACACTGCTCCGGATCGTCTCCGCATCAATGGTGAGCTGTTCAATTTCGATCCGCTCCCGGATGGCGCAACCATCCCGGAAGTGCCGTGCGAATGGATCGTCGGTCCTGTCGAAAGCGTCAACGGCGAAATCCACCTCACGCTGATCCTGCCGCATGGTCCGAACCCTTCGGAGGCCGTCGCTTTCCCTGAGCCAATCCACGTGACCCAAGACGGGCCGATTGCAATCCCACATGACGAGGAGCCTGCCAATGTGGACGCCTAGCCCCGAACAGATCATCACCGCCGAAATGAAGGCGGCCGAGGCGGCGGCGGCGGCGAGAAGGGCCGAGTTTCCGAACCTCTATCCCGACCAGTTCTGGTTCGGGTTGCGCGCCTCGGGCTACGAGGCCGACGTGCGTGCCTGGGTGGCCCATCTCAATGATCCGGAAAGCCCGGACTACGATCCGGTGTCCTGGGCGGCAGCGTCCGCCAAGCTGGAATTTGCCACCTTCTTCGAGCGTGATCACCCACTGGTGGAAGCGTTCCGCGAGGCTGTCGGTATGCCTGTGCATGAACTGGATGCCCTCTGGAAGTTCGCGGCTTTAGGGTAGGATCAAAGCATGACCAAGATTGATGTCCCAGACTGGCTCCGTCATGCCGTGGATATGGAAGGCGGCGACATCCTTTGCGAGAAAGAAGTGTTTGCTGCACCCGATGGAACCTGGGCGGCTTGGCTGATGTCGCCCGATACTTCGCCCGTTCTCGGGCTGCCAACGGAAGCCATAGCTATCGATGTTGTGCGTGCGCTACACGACGCCTTTAGGCTTGGGGGAGCAGGCGACTATTACTACGATTAAGGGGTGGCCATCGCATCCCGGATGTCTTTCAGGAAGGTTTCAACGGCCGCCTTCAGCTTCTGTGCCACATCAATGGCTGCCTTTACATCGGATACGCGTGACCCTGGCAGTTTGCCGTCTCTATAGGCCTCCAAGTACTTGTCCATCTGCATAACTATCGGAGCAAGGAGTATATAGTGCTTTCCGCCTGGCTCCGCATAGCTGATGATGTGACCGTGTGCCGCTTGGTTTCGGACGTCCCTTTTCCTGTTCAGTCTATCCGCCAGCTTTTTCCAATCGTCTGCTAAGGACCGAGGCTTGAGGTGGCTTTTAACCATATGGTCAATCAGCTTTCCGATCATGTCAGTACGGGTTCGGAAGGAGTGCGGCGTAAAGTAAACGATGGACGCTATAATGGGATCAGGCGTGTTCAGCGTCGCTCTGATTACCTCGGCCAACGAGCTTTCGATCCGGTTCCATTCGTCGAGTACCTGTAGGCGACTTTCAACCATTTCCCGGTGGTCTTTGGCCATCTCCTCGATAGCCGCCAGTTCTTCTGCGCTCGGCTGCGGAGGAGATTCGCCGGCCTTCCGGATTTGACTGGGGTCTGGCGTCCAGGCCTTCTCGTCGTCTGACATGCGATCCTCCCTCAAGGTCGCACATCCAACCACCTGACTTCAATCGAGTCGAGTCACCCCGCTGATACCGCTTTCTTACGGAAAAGGCCCCTGCGCTCGACTGGTGTCCGAATGCAGAGGCCCCGCCTAGACAAGGCAGGCGACTTTAGCATGCTCCCCGCCCGCGCCGACGATAAGGGTGATGTAAAAAGGCCCCAGCAAACTGCCGGGGCCTTCGCCGCGTGGGACGCGCGGGTTCTAGAAGCGGAAGTTCACGCCGGCCTTGAGCGAATGAAGGCCAACGGTCTCGGGGACAGTGCCACCCGGATCGGAATAAACGTTCTCGGTGCCAAGGTCGGTCCAGGAATATTCGGTTTGCAGCGAGACATTCTCGGTCACAGCAAACTCGACGCCGGCGCCGACGGTGTAGCCCCAGCGGTCGTTGTTTTGAAGGCCGGGCAGCGGAACGCCACCGACGACGATTTCGGTCTCGGTACGGCCATAGGCGACACCGCCATGGACATAGGCCAGGAGATTGTCGAAGGCATAGCCGGCGCGGGCGCGGACGGTGCCCAGGTGCGTGAGGCGCGACGTGGCGTTGGCAGAGAATGGCACGGCGGGGACGTCAACTGTGACTTCGGCTCGGTGATTGGTCGCCGCGAGGTCGGCTGCCACACCCAAGACGAACTTATCAAACTGAACGTCGTAACCGATCAGGCCACCGCCGATCAGGCCGCCGCTATTGACGCTGATATCCAGCATCGAAGGAAGGCCGGTCGGCACGAAGCTATAGTCGAACGGTCCATTGGTCACGCCGCCGAAGATACCGGCATAAAAGCCGGACCAATCATTAGTCGTGGAATAGCCGACGGGTACGGGTTGATTGACGACGCCGAAGTCAGCGGCGACAGCGCCAGTTGCAAGCGCAACGGATGTCGCAGCAGCGACAATAATTGTCTTCATTTCGATTGTCCCTCCAAGAATGTCAAGTTTCGTATGCCTGAATTACTTGAGAGTCTAGCGGGAAGCGCAGTAGTGCGCCACGAAAATCGAGGGGGTGTGTCAACGACGACACAGAGGGATTTGTGTCTGCCGCTGGGGCCGTTCAGATGTCCGTGCCGCTAAAGCGGGCAAACCGTCTGCAAACCTCGTCGCCTTGTTCGTCACGCACGACTATCCCAATTTGAAATTCGATCTCTTTCAGTGCGTGGTCGCTGGCAAGGTCCAGCACCGCCTGAGATGCCAATGACCTGGCGGCGGTGGCGGATGATAGCTCTGCGCCGACTGTGTCCAGCGTGAGAGAGCCATCGCGCTCGGAAATGTCGAAATAGAATTTTGGCATCGGAATCTCCGGCGGGCCAATACGTCGCGCCGGCCAAGGTTGCCAAAATAATCATCAACAACTTAGGAGGCCGTGGAAGGTACTCTGCCTTTGACGCACGGCTTCACTGGTCACGCTCAGTATGAGCGGTTTTCGAATAAAGCCGAACCATGTTGGGTGGCGCTGAAAGCGTCTGCCAGTACACTCGGGCAACCAGATGCTGCTTAGTCCCGCTGCGGTACACATCAATCCCCAGCACCTTTCTAGCGGCTTCCTCCGGGGATGACGCCTGAACGGTTTGTTCCGGCGCGATCACCTCGGCGCGCAGATCAATCACGCGAAACTCAGTCATGCCCGTGGTCCTCTTGATGCCGAGAGTATCGGCGGTCGGGCTTTAGATTTCCTCAACATCAACAGGAGGCCGATATGGCCCATCAGATGCGTGACTTGCGCCATCCCGCTGCGCGAGCCTCGGCCTCCGAACAAAACCATCGCTCACCGTGCTCCGGTCGGATGGTCGTGGATGCGTAATACTCCTGGCCGGGCAGGTGATAGATGCGCTCTCCGGAACTGATACTGACATTGCCTTTGATCGGGCAATTCTGACCAAGGCCGGCAAGCGCCGTTGAGAGCATCGACGAGCCTCTATCAGGCATCGTGAAAACGAACACGCCGGCGAACCCAATAACCACGCCAGCGACCATCAAGACTAGATCGCGCATTTGCGCCTCCCACACGCATTAGGCGCAGGGGTGGATGCGCCAGACAAGGCCGGCCCGCGCGGCTGGTGAAAATTGTCTTTCCAACATCAATTGGTGATCCAAAGAATTCGTCGTGACCGGGCGGCGCCTTGCTCAAGGCGACGTCGGCGATGCAGTCAGCTTGATGAGCATCTGTGCAAATTCGACCGTCGGCTATAACCGAGCCTCCTCGGCCCTCATTGCGACGACATGCGCGGCTCACGGCATTCGGCGTAGGTAAAGCGCCAGCCCACCAGGTCGGGATGCTTATCGGGATCGGACAGTTGACGGGCGAGCACTTGCGCGGCGCCTGCATCCAAGGCCTCGCGACAATCGAACATGGACATGGCGCGACGCTGCAATCGCGCTTCGACGGGCTTGTAGGCACCGTTAGCGTCCCTGAACATCATCCAGACAATTGCCTCGGCTTGGGCTGGCACTGCCAAACCAAGCGATAGCGCTGACACCGCCAATATCTTCCTGAGTAGTGACATACCCATCCCCTCCCTTGATGCCGCTCAAAAGTGCATGAGGCGAAGGGGCTTCTACAATCCCCATCATCAATAGGAGGCCGATATGGCTGAGACCAACGCGGCCCGCTGGGCGCGCGCCAAATTCACGCGCTCTACGCTGATCAATGCGCAGGCCGCCAAGATCGCCGCGAACCGCCAGCGCTACGCCGTGGTGGAAAAGGCCACCGGCGTCCCGTGGGATGTAATCGGCGTCATTCACTACCGGGAGAGCTCGCTGAATTTTGCCGGCGTTTTGCACAACGGCCAGAAGATCATCGGGACCGGAAAGAAGACAACCTTGGTCCCGAAGGGCAGGGGGCCGTTCTCGACCTGGGAGGCGGCGGCGATTGATGCGCTGATGAACTGCCATCCGCACCTTGGCAAGAACAAGGACTGGTCGCTGGCCAATACGCTTGAGCTGCTCGAGCGGTACAACGGCCTAGGTTATCGCAATCGGGGCTTGCCGTCGCCTTATCTCTGGGCCGGCACGGACCAGTACCAAAAGGGCAAGTACGTCGCGGACGGCAAGTTCGACCCGAACCATGTTGATCAGCAGCTTGGTGTAGCTTCCCTGCTTATTAAGCTGCGGGAACCGGCCCAGCCAGGCGTCCAGCCGGCGCCGGCGGCCACGCCCGCGTCGCCCGTTGCCCTTTTCGTTCTGCTTGCCGGCGCCATTGCTGCTGGCGCTGCGTGGCTGTGGCGGCGCGTTTTCAAGAAATAGGAGGCGCCCATGTGGGAGCGCATCAAAACCTTCTTCGCGGACAGCGAAGTCATTTTCTGGGCTCGACTGCAGCTCGTTCTGGGCGGCCTGGCCGCGGCGATCACGTACTTTGACCCCGGCCTGCTGGCGCCGATCCTGCCCGTTGAGTGGCTGCCGTGGGTGGTGTTTGCGAACGGAATCGCCACGGAATACCTGCGGCGCCGGCGCGCGGCGGACCTTGGCTGATGGACTGGCTCTGGAATAGCGCGGTTCATTTCGCGCTCGGCATGGTCCCGACCTGGGCATGGATCGTTATCGCAGGCGTTGCCATCGGCTGGGCATGGCGCGTGTTTGGCTGGCAAGGCGTCGTGGGCGGCGTTGCGGCCGCGGTGACGCTCGGCGCCTACAGGCAGGGCTGGCGCGATCGCGACGCCGACAAGGCACCAGTGGTGCCCCTTGACCGGCCCCAGGCGCCCGCCAAGCCAAACCAGCCGCGGCGCAAGATCAAGACCGTGATGGATTTTCTGAACGAATGGCGGTCCAGATGACCCTAACCTGGGAAATCGTTGCCGCCTTCCTGATCGCAGGCGGCGCTGTCGCGGGTGCCTTCTGGCGCATCTGGGGGTTGATCGAGACAGCCAAGAAAGACGCTGTGGTGCGAGCCGAGGCGGCGATTGCGCTGGTCGGCGTGACCCGAGACGAGCTTGCCGCGCACAAGCTTCACACGGCCGAAAATTACGTCACGAAAGCCGGCATGGCCGAGCAGACGGCACAGATCATGAAGGCGATCGATGGTGTGTCCGGCAAGCTGGATCACCTCAATGGGCGCATCGACGGGCTGATGAAGCCGACGGCGTCACGTCGAACATCATCTTAATGGGCCGGGCATCCTCGCGGGTGCCCGTTTTTTGGGGCGCGCGAGTGGCGTCATGGTAGCCGACGGATATATTTCGGTTAGATGGGCATCATTCTCGGCGCTTCGGCACCGCCTCAAGGTCGCGACAGCCCCGACCATCAGGACGCGGCGAAGGAGGATTTCCGATTCCTACGGCGGCTTCGGCTCACCTGGGATGGCTCGACTAAGAAGGTCGGCACTGCCGTGCTGACGGCTCTTATCGGCGTGGCGTTGATTGTCTGCGGCAGCGGCTTCTGGCAGTGGATCAGCAGCGGGGGGAAATGAGGCGTCTTGGATGGGGTGGATTGCGGACTGTCGGGTTTTAGATAGCTAATTTGGAAAGCGGCTATCTCAAAGCCTAAGCGGAAGGTTTCTGTGGGGCCTATTTCCGCAACAACCCAGGGTCATCTGCTATTCCGGTGCTAGCGAAATCGAAGCAGCTAACGAGGCACAAACGCGCGACTGCCTCGCCAAAGCGTCGAGTTGAGCTCCAATCATGGCCAAACTTGTCATTAGTCCCGTGGATCGTGCGGCTTCTGCCTTGGCTGTAGATTTCCACAACAGCCTGTTGGGTTGTCTGACCGTTTGGTCGGAAAGGATCGCCGCGATCTGGACCTAGCCGAGCCCTAATCAGTTGCATGATGCCAGACGCCTCTGTTCCGTTTGCAAGCGCGTCCAGCGTTGCGGCGAAATTCACGATGGCAGCGAGATCGACTTCTTCCCGGCAAGCCTCATGGAACCAGAACAACGCCTGTAGAAGGGAGTTCATCAGCTTTGGGCGCCCTACCGCCCCCGTTGGGTTGAGGTAGAAATCGATCACCTCCCCAGCCGTTGTGAAAACCTCTTGGTAAGTCGTTAGTGTCGATTTCCATTCGTCCAGCGGAATCGTTGGCCCGTGCGGAAGCCCCTTCAGCGAACTTCCTGCTAGAATCCGTTGGCCCGGAACGAAAAGCATTGACCGCTGATGGCGGGGAGATCGGTCTATGAGTAGGTTGAAGCCCTCGAGCGCGCCTGATGGCAGCGCCCAAGCCAGTGCGACTGAGGTTATAGCGAGCCTTGCGGCTGTTTGCGCGCGCAACTTTCCGGCTGACTGACCAAAGCCCGATAGCTTTACGGAACAAACGTAGTTACACCTCCCGATACCGTCTAAAAAGCTACGTTCAACCAACCTTTCTATTGACTCTTTGCGCTTTTTCAACCGTTCGCCGGCCCAAGAACGGCGTATTCGACGAGCTGTAGTTTTGCGCACCCCACCGTCGCTTTCTTTCCGAGCCAGCCAATCCAATCTAGTCTCAATCCGAACAGGACCGATCTCGAACGCAGGAAGATCGTTGCCGAACAAAGTACAACCAAAGGCATATTCGCGTGGGCCCGTGATGACGTCCTTCTTGAGTACCTCTCGAAGATCCGCGAGGACAGACCGTGCGTTTTCTTCAATATCGTCATTTAGATCGATTGATGCCAAGATCGGCCCAAGTGCGGTACGGACTAGGCCAGTCCACTCACTATCTGTATGGGATTGTCCGAGATTTGGATCGTTCTGCTTAATCACCCCGCTTATGTCGATAATTAGCTGTTCCATTGATCTATTAAGGGTCAGCGTAAGGCCATTGCCCGCCGGAACGAACCCGGAGAAAACAGGAACCCCATTCTCCATTTCCGGAAACGCATCAGGCGCCTGTGACTTGATAAGTTCGTTGATCAGAGCGTTTACGCGTTCTAGCAGTTTGACCATGGCCTAACCCGTTCTATCCAAGCGGACCAACTCCCTTTGCTTATTGCGGCCGCGGAACAGCAGCGTCAGCATACGCTCGGCTGAAAGCTATCCATACAAACGTCTCGAAGGGAGCGAACTGGCACGAAATGTAGGCTTTTCGCAACCGGCAACTACCTCGGTGCATGTTTATGGCATCCCACGGCAGCTTTGAGGCATTTGCACTTTCGCTACGAACGACCACAATGGGGTCGATAGCTGACCATGCGGCGATTTCCGCGGGCGGCCCTCGGATTGCGCCTTGAAAAACGTGTGTGAACACCACGGAACATCGTCCTGCCCCCACCGTTGCAGCCCTGTCTCAACAGGAGAGCTGCCATGTTTATGCGTGTCGATCGACTGATCACCGAGCTGCCGCCGCCTGCCGCGCAAGATCCCAACGCCGCAGGGGCACTACAGGAATTGCTGGGAGGAAAGTACGGGGAGATGTCCACGCTCGGGAATTATATGTTCCAGAGCTTCAATTTTCGGTCCAAGGACAAGCTGCGTCCCTTTTACAGCCTAGTGGCATCCATCACGGCCGAAGAACTCGCGCACGTGGAGTTGGTGACCAATGGTGTTGCCATGCTGAACAACGGTCCCGAGAAACCGCACCAGGATGAAAAAACTGGCGGCGACATTTCAAAAACGCCATTCGAAGCAATGAAGGATATTCGCCTCGCGTCAGCCTTCCTGTCCAACGGTGGCGGGGCCACGCCGGTGAATTCCAACGGCGTGTCCTGGAACAACGACTTTATCACCACAACCGGAAATCTCATCTTTGACCTGCTACACAACTTCCATCTCGAGTGTGGGGCGCGTCTGCATAAGCTGCGGGTTTATGAGACCGTAAGTGATCCGACAGGGCGCGAAGTATGCGGTTACCTCCTGGTGCGCGGGTCGGTCCATGCGCATTCCTATGCCCTGGCTCTCAAAAAGCTGACCGGTGTCGATATCGAGAAGATGCTGCCGACCCCGAACATTCCGCTCTCGAAGATCCCGGAATGCCAGAAGTATCTGGATGAAGGTTCGCATCGTCGGCTCTATACCTGGAGCGAAAGCGACTACAAGGAAATCTCGGGCATCTGGTCGAACGACGAAGTGGCACTGCCAGACGATCCTCCCGGCCCTCTTGAAGTGATAGAAGGTATGCCGGACGGTGGAAAGATGCAGCAGCTTGCGGGCGTGCCCTCGGCATTCACTCCGGACTATGCCCCCGAGGAGTTCTTCGAGATAGCTAGCAAGCTCTATCAAGCGTCGCGATAGGCTCCGCCCCGGGTCCTGAGAACCGCCGGCGGCGCGTGGACGGCGCCAAGTCGACCTGGCAGCTCGCCGGCGGTTTTGCGATATCGAGACCGCCGGAATCAAATCGGCCACATGTGGTCTGTCACCCCGGCCGATTTGATTTCGACGTCAGGAAAAACGCACTAGAACGGTCTCGAAGGCCTAAGCTGCGATGCTGTTCGAAGCAGGTGGCAAAGGCCGAAACACCGACTTTGATCCGTCCAAATTCACGCGCCATCCTTGCCGTAGAAGGCCTGCGCGTTGGGCCGCATCCACCAAAGCTAGTCGAGCGATCTCGGCATCGATCGTGCCATCCACTGCCTCTTGGCACAGACGCTGTGTCCGTCGAAAATGCGCGGTGCGAGTGGCCGGCCAATATAGGTCGAGGTATTCTAGAGCTTCCCAAGCGCTGCGCGCCTGATAGTTGCCTGTGCTGTTAAGTTGCAGAAAGACAGGCTTCTTAAAGGGTCTGTGCCCCATCACTTCCTCCGGATAGTCTGAAACAAGCGATGCGGTGTGTCCGCGGAGTGCAGATGGGGTCAGAGCGGAGAGTGATCAAGGGGCAATTATGCGGCTTGTCTCCCCAGGAAATGTGATGGTCACCGCCTGAACGTATTATTGCCTGTCGGCGCCGCGGCGCGCGATAATGTCGTGAAGTGCATTTGAGGTTTTATGAGAGGGATTTTGAGATGGCGCTTTTGACAAGCTCCGATCTCGTCGCCGCTCGCTTGGCAGCCATCGTCGACAATTCCTTCGATGCGATTGTCAGCAAGGATTTGAACAGTGTTATCCAGACTTGGAATGCGGGTGCCGAGCGCTTGTTCGGGTACACCGCTGAGGAGGCGATAGGCCAATCCATCCGGATGCTGATACCGCCGCATCTGGCGAGCGAGGAAGAAGACATTATGGCCCGCATCCGCGCCGGCGAGCGCATCGATAGTTACGACACCATTCGCCTCAAAAAGGACGGCACTCAGATCGCTGTATCGCTGACGGTCTCACCGATCAGGGATAATGACGGGGAGATAATCGGGGCGTCCAAAATCGCGCGGGATGTCAGCGCTGCCCGCGATGCTGAACAGCGAATCCGTTTGTTACTCCGGGAAGTCAATCATCGGGTGAAAAACCAGTTTGCTGTGATCCTCTCGATAATCCGTGAGACGAGCAATCGGGCGCGATCTCCCGAGGAGTTTGAAGCGCAGGTCCGAGACCGCATCATGGCGCTCTCTCGCTCACACGATCTGCTGGTGAACACAGATTGGACGGGTGCCGGCCTGTTCGAAGTCGTTCAGGAGCACCTGAGCATCTTCGGCAATCCCGAACAGATCAATCTGTCCGGTCCCCTCGTCATGTTGCAGCCCAATGCCGTCCAGAATCTCGGGATGGCGATGCATGAGCTCGGAACGAATGCGACAAAGTATGGCGCGCTCACGGCACAAGGCGGACGGGTAAACGTGCATTGGGAAACTCAACCCGATGAGGCCGGTGGCAAGAACCTTGTGCTGACGTGGGAAGAAATCTTCCCAGGGATTGTGGGCGCGAATGAGAAGGAGACGCCGCCGCGTCGCGGATTTGGCAGCGTTGTTCTTGAGCGGGTCGTGCCGTTAAGCCTTAACGGCAAGGCCACGCTCGTGCGCGAGAACGGCCGCCTGGTTTGGACCCTGACCGCTCCCGCTTCGGAGGTTTTTGGCCAAGGCGGCTCAGTCGGTGCGACGGAGTCTTCCCCATGGAATCTGGGAAAAATCGTTTAGCTACACGACAAGCGCCGACCGGACCGATCGATACGTTCGACGCTAGACGTTCCTGGTGATCTTGGGTGGATCGCTGGCAGGAAAAGTCTGCTCCAGCTGCTTGTCCAGTTCCGCATCGACCGCCTGTGATCGCAGGAGCTCCAGGCCGGACGAGGTGAGTTCAGGTCCGCCCTCCTTCTGCTCGACAAGAGCCAGTGAAAGCAGCTTTGCGAAATGCTGGGGGTCCACCTCCTGGGGTTGATCCAGGGATTGGAAGCGAGCCAAGGTCTCCATCTCGTCTACAGTCAAATCCAGGTCGGTCATGTCTGCCTCCTCTGAAGCGCCTCCGGTAAACTGTCGAGCCGATGGTCCGTTGCAATCTGCAATCCGGGATGTGGCTGAGTGGGCGTGGCTTGGTTGCGCCGTGAGTGGAACGCCCCCTCCGCTTCCTTCGTTCTGGTAAAGAACCGGAGGCTTGAATGGCGGCGCGCGCAGTCTGGAGCGGGGTAATCAAGATCGATGAACTGGTTTGCCCGGTGAAGATGTACACCGCGGCGACCACTTCAGATCGCATCTCCCTGCACATGGTCAATCGGAAGACCAAGAACCGGTTGAAGCGCATCTATGTCGATGAAAAAACCGAAAAGCCCGTCGACTCCGAGGACCAGGTAAAGGGCTATGAGACGAGCCCCGGCCACTACGTGGTGTTGGAGCCGGAAGAAGTTGCCGCTGTCGTCCCGCAGAGCGACAAGACGCTCAAGGTCGATGCCTTCATTGCTTGCAACAAGATCGAGCCCACCTATTTCGACAAGCCTTATTATTTGTTGCCGGCCACCGAGGCGACCGAGGATAGCTTTGTTCTGATCCGCGAGGCGCTTCGCTCAAAGAAGACGGCCGCCATGGCGCATGCCGTCTTGTTTCGTCGCGTGCGGCCGGTGCTCATCCGGGCCCACCGAAAAGGCCTGATCGCAACGACCCTCAATTTCGACTACGAGGTGCGCTCCGCGAAAGACGCTTTCAACGACATCAAGGCCCGGAAAATAGAACCGGAAATGCTCGACCTGGCCAAGCATATCCTCAAGACCAAGGCAGGCGAGTTCGATCCTTCGAAGTTCGATGACCGTTATGAGGAGGCGTTGGCCGATATGGTTCGCGCCAAGATCGAGGGGCGCAAGGTGATCCCGCTCAAGCGGCCGGAGCCGACGAAATCCAACGATCTGCTGGAGGCACTTCGGCTCAGCGCTGGACAGAAGGGTGGAGCCAAGGGCAAGTCCGCTTCGAAAGTCAGGTCCACAAAGAAGGCCGCCACGTCACGAGAGCCGGCCCGCCGAAAAGCCAGCTAGCGCTTCGACTTTTTCCCGCCCTCGGGCTTCCCCTCCAGGCTACGTTTCAGGGCGGCCATCAGGTCGATCACGTTGCTTTGCGGCTCGATATCTTCCTCGGCTTCCTTCTTCCGCTTTGGTGCCGGCTTCTTCTTGTCCTTGGATTTGATGATCTTGAGCAGGCTCTGCTGAACCGGGTCCGCGACCATCGATTCCGACCAGCTCGTGGTCCGCTGCTCGATCAGCTTTTCGACCATGGCTTGTAGATCGCGGTCGGGCTTATCCGCGTCTACCTGGTCAAAGTACTCGTCCTCGTCCCGGACCTCATCGCCGAAACGCAGCGTCCATAGGATGATGCCATTCCCCCAAGGTTGGAGCATGACGGCGCGCTCGCGGTTGCCGAGGACTAGTCTGGAAATCCCCACCACATTGCTCTGCGCCATGGCCTCACGGATCACGGTGAACGCTTCTTCGCCCACCTCGTCAGCCGGGACGACGAAATAGGGGCTGTCGAAATAGACCCACTCAATCGTATCGGCCTCAACAAACTCGTCGATGTCGATGGTCCTCGTGCTTTCGAGTTGCACCGAATCCAGGTCCTCGTCTTCAAGGATTACATAGTCGTCTTCGCCCTTGGCATAGGCCCGGGCCTGGTCGTTATCATTGACCATCTTGCCGGAGACTGAATCCACATAGCGGGTCCGGATTCGGTCGTTGGTTTTTCGGTTGAGGGTATGGAAGCGGACCTTCTCGCGGTCAGTATTCGCCGGAGAAAGCGTCACGGCGCAGGTGACGAGCGAGAGCTTGAGATATCCTCTCCAGTAAGGTCGAACGGCCATGGCCACCTCCGCGTGCACGAGTGCGAAACGCCCGAGGCGCCTTGCCGTTCCGACCGAGAGGTGGGGCGGGGGCTAGCGGTCCTCGCCTCGCTCAGCCCTTCTCCTGCGAATTCCATCCAACAGCATAGCCCGAACCGTTTTCTCGGCAGGCTCGCGAGTTACCGGGGTTGAGAAGCGCTTGCCGCCGATAGAGCCGCTGATATAGCCGCGTTCAACGTAGTAGGTCGCCTTGTGGATTTGCGAGTTCAGTTCGACGCTGATCTCTTGCACCAAATTTTTCTGGTCCATGATGGCCTCCGTCCGCCACAATAGTCTTGCGCTTGCAGATGACAGGGTCAAGACCAGCGGCTAACGGCGCTCTAGCGGCACCAGAATTCATGGCCGTTGGGCCAGCGTCGAGCCAGGCCCTCGGCAATCAGGATATCGCCCACATCGACTCCATCAATTCGAATGGTGGCCTCCAGGCGCCGGCCGGTGCGGTCTGTGTCGAATATCTCGACCGTCCATTCGTTCTCATTGAGCAGTTGGAGGAGCCTTGCACTGGCTCTATGCGCCAGTTCGACCTCCGCTTGCCCGCCGCAAATGTTCGTGGTTGGCTCCGGAGTGTCGAAGCTTTTCAGCCTCAAAGATTGGTCCAGGCCGCCTAGCCAGATGGTGTCACCGTCAACCAGGCATCGCTTCTGCGGTCCGTTGCGCTCGCCCGGATAACACATTCGCCACGGCTCCTCGGCCAATGCCGGGGTTAAAAGAAGGGCGAATGCGGCAATGATCGTGACAAGTTTCATCGGAGCCGAATAATGCAACGCGGCTCCCTGTGCAACGAGGGCCTGGGAGCCGTTCGATGCGGCTCATGGCGCGAAATCATCGGGGCTTTCGTCATCGGCATAGGGAATGACGCTGTCGTCTACCTCGGGGATCGTCAGGCTCACCATGCCGGGATAATCGGCGATCAGCCGCAGCACCAGCGGGTCAAAAGCGATATCGGACCATGACGGTGCTGCGGGCAGGGCGGTCCAGTCCTTGGCGTCGGCCAGGCGCTCCGCAATGGCCAGGGCCCGCTCGCGCTCCACGCGAAGAACCAAAATTGTCTCGCCGGTGCTGGCGAGGCCGATTTCCCAGCTATCGTCCCATACCTCCCACATTTCCAGATCGGCCTGAGGCTGCACCGTCAGCCCTTTATACGTCACGCGTTCGTCGTCGCCTGGCCATTCCGGCCCTTCGGCGGGCACGGGGCGCGGATCGGCTTTCCACATTTCGCCCATTGTGATCGCTCCTGTCTTGACTCTTGGCTCCTGTCGGAATGAGAACATAATGAGAACAAATGATCTCATGAGTCAATCATGCTCGTCCCGGCAGTTCCGGATGCCCGGCCCTATGCCGAGCTTCTAGCGGCTACCAATTTCAGTTTTCTCCGGGGCGCCAGCCATCCCTTCGAGATGGTGGGGCAGGCGGCCGGCCTTGGCCTTTCGGGGATCGGCATCTGTGACAGGAATTCGCTAAGCGGCGTGGTGCGAGCCTATGCAGCGGCTCGCGACCTGGCAAAAGACCATCCGGCCTTTAAACTCGCGGTTGGCGCGCGCCTGGTCTTTTCCGACGACACCCCGGACATCGCTGTCTATCCCACCGACCGGGCCGCTTACGGCCGATTGAGCGCTTTGCTTACCCTGGGGAACCGGCGGGCGCCGAAAGGCGAATGCCACCTGAAACTGTCCGACCTGGCTGAGCATGCCGAGGGTCAATTGCTTATCGTGGTGCCTCGGGACGACAAGATGGCGGAGGACGGCGCTACCGCGGCATGGTTGGCAACCGTGGCGCCGGGGCGCGTTTGGCTCGCCGCGGTTCATCGCTTCGACGGCAAGGACACCGCGAGGCTGGCCCGCCTGGCGGAGGCGGCGCGGACGGCCGAGATCCCACTACTGGCGAGCATGGATGCCCTTTATCACGAGCCGATGCGGCAAATCCTTCAGGACGTGCTCACCTGCATAAGGGAAGGCGTCACCATCGAGGAGGCGGGTTTCCGGCTGGCGCCGAATGCCGAGCGGTTCATTCGGCCCCCGGGCGAGATGGAGCGGCTATTCCGAAATTACCCGGATGCGCTCGCCGAAACAAACAGGCTGCTTTCCCTCATATCCTTCTCGCTGGACCAGTTGCGGTACATCTATCCCGAGGAGACGGTCGGCAACGGGGAGACGGCCCAGCAAACACTGGAGCGCCTGAGCTACGAGGGTGCAAAGGCCCGATACCCCGAAGGCATCCCTGAAAAGGTCATGAAGGGGCTCAAGCACGAGCTCGCCCTGATCGGGGAGATGGGCTACGCGCCGTATTTCCTCACCGTGCAGGACATCGTTCGTTTCGCGCGCCAGGAGCGAGGCATCCTTTGCCAGGGCAGGGGTTCGGCGGCGAACTCGGCTGTGTGTTTCTGCCTCGGCATTACAGAGGTCGATCCGATGCTGGTCGATCTGCTTTTCGAGCGCTTTGTTTCCACGGAGCGCGACGAACCGCCCGATATCGACGTCGATTTCGAGCACGAGCGGCGCGAAGAGGTGATGCAATACATCTATCAGAAGTACGGTCGGCATCGAGCCGGGCTGACCGCCAACGTCATCACCTATCGATCGAAGGGGGCCATCCGCGAAGTCGGCAAGGTGTTCGGCCTATCCGACGACACGATCACCGCCATTAGCAGCTCGAACTGGGGCTGGGGCCATATCGACATTACCGCGGACCGCCTCAAGCAAGCCGGCATCGACCCGGCAGACCAGACCGTGGGCATGGTGCTGGAAATAGCCAATGCCCTTTACGGCTTCCCGCGGCATCTCGGGCAGCATGTGGGCGGCTTTGTCATTACCCGCGACCGCCTCGACCATCTGGTGCCGATCTCGAATGCCGCCATGGAAGACCGAACGGTCATCGAGTGGAACAAGGACGATCTGGATGAGCTCGGCATTCTGAAGGTCGATGTGCTGGCGCTCGGAATGCTGAGTTGCATCCGACGGTCGTTCGACCTGCTTCGGCAACATTATGGTTTGTCCCTGACCCTCGCCACTGTGCCGCAGGAAGACCCGCGCGTGTACCGAATGACCCATCGTGCAGATACGATTGGCGTGTTCCAAATCGAGAGCCGGGCGCAGATGTCGATGCTGCCCAGGCTCAAGCCATCGGAATTCTACGATCTGGTCATCGAGGTGGCGATTGTCCGGCCCGGCCCGATCCAAGGGGACATGGTGCATCCATACCTCAAGCGCCGGCAGGGCCTCGAACCGACAGTTTACCCGTCGCCGGAACTGGAGCATGTCCTGAAGAAGACCTATGGCGTGCCGCTGTTCCAGGAACAGGCGATGAAGATCGCCATTGTGGCGGGCGGCTTCACTCCAGGCGAAGCGGATCGGCTGCGGCGCGCCATGGCCACGTTCAAGCGAACTGGCGGTGTCGGCGTGTTCCGCGACAAGTTCATCACTGGAATGCTCGAGCGAGGCTATGACAAGGAATTCGCCGAGGCATGTTTCCGGCAGATTGAAGGCTTCGGCTCATATGGTTTCCCCGAGAGCCATGCCGCCTCCTTCGCGCTCCTGGTCTACGTCTCCTGCTGGATCAAGTGCCACTACCCGGACGTCTTCGCAGCCGCTCTGCTGAACTCGCAGCCGATGGGCTTCTATGCGCCGGCGCAGATCATTCGTGACGCCCAAGACCACGGCGTCGATATCCGGCCCGTCGATATCAATCTTTCCGACCTCGAGATGGTCATGGAGCATTCCAACGTCTCGGGCGTGACGCTTTCTCCTCGCCACGCCGAAATGGCGGAAGACATCTGGGGCAATATGGGCGTGCGTCTCGGCTTCAACATGGTCAGCGGCCTGCGCGCCGACCATGCCAATCTGATCGTGGCGCGCCGGGGCAGGGGATATGACAGCGTCCGAGACCTTTGGCTTCGTACCGGCCTGTCCCCGAAGGTCTTGCAGGTTTTGGCCGAAGCCGATGCCTTTCAATCTCTGGGCCTGTCGCGGCGTGACGCGATTTGGGCGGTAAGCGGACTGATCGGAACATATGGTGCCGACACATTGCCCTTGTTCAAGGCCGGCGAGCCGGGCCCAGCTTCTCGAGACGACGAAAGCGGCCTGCCTCCTATGCTCCCGGGCGAGGAGGTCATTCACGACTATCAGGCGCTTTCGCTGTCGCTCAAGGGCCACCCCATGAGCTTCCTTCGGGCAGAAATGGCGCGACGGCGCATCGTGGCGGCTGACGAGCTGCGGACCCTTCAGCCTAGGCGCATGGTGACGGTCGCAGGTCTGGTGCTGGTGCGGCAGCGCCCGGGCACAGCGAGCGGGGTGATCTTTGCCACGCTCGAAGACGAAACCGGCGTTGCCAATGTCATTGTCTGGCCTAAGACCTTCGAAGCGAACAGGCGCACGGTCCTTGGGGCCCGCGTGATGGCGGTGCGCGGCCAATTGCAGCGCGAGGGCCTGGTGATCCACGTAGTGGCGAAAGAGTTCATCGATCTGACGCCTGAAATGGCAAAGGTCGCGAATGGCGCGGAGATTGGAGATGCGGCCATTGCCAGGGCCGATGAAGGAAAGTCCGGCGGGCCCGGCGGCCAGAACCGCGAGCAGGAGCAATATCAACACGCCGTGGCCAAGCGCCTTCTGGACGCGCTGCCGGCGGGTCGCAATTTCCACTGATGGCCACGCGTCCGATCCGCACCCTGCAGGATTTCAGCGATACCGGCCGGTCTATCCGTGCCTTTTGTAGCCATTATTGGGTGTGCAGCCATGAGGCGCAGCTTCGCCTCGATATGCTGGCATTTCGGCTGGGATGGACCTTCGATTTCTATGACGGCCGGGACTTTCTGGCGGCTCGCCTGCGCTGCTCCGTCTGCGGCTGGTATTACCCCGATTTCGCTCTCGGACATGCGGGTAAGCCTCCCGAGTTTTCCGGCACGCATGGCGCCGGTAGCGTGCCACTCTCCCGGGAGGAATTGATTGAGATGGCAAAGGCACGAACTGCCAACATCGCCAACGAGATGCCTTGGGTTGGCATCCGAAAAGGCGGCAGAAAGTTTGGACGATAGCTCACGTAGAAGCGGCGGCCGGCGGATCCTGATCCTGGCCGACAGACACGATTTTTAAGACCCCATCGGGCAGGGGACGTTGAAGGGTGATTGCTTCCTCGCGCGGCGCGGTGAGCCACATTTCGACTTCCGCCGGTTCGGTAAGGATAACCGGCATTGCCTTCATGTGGATGGAGCCGACGATGTCATTGGGCTCACAGGTGAGGAAGCCGAATAGGTCGCAGGTTTCGAGGCCGATCTTGATCTTTCGCACGCTGGCCCAGTCCTGAACCCAAATCCCCGCGAAAAACGCGAGGGGGCGGCTTTCGTTGAAAGCGAACCATGTGTTGCCTCGCTTCTTGCCGTCCGGGCCGATGGAATTGTCGAACTCGCTGAAGCTCGTGACTGGCACGACGCAGCGATTTTCCATGCCCATCCATCGGCCCCAATGCTGGTTCCAGCGACCTTTTTCTGGGTCGTAGATATTCCGGACATTGGTCGTTCCGCTATCGGGCTCCAATTTCAGCAATTGGGCGAAATCAACGGCTTCGCCCTTTGCCCCAAGCTTAGCTGCGCGCTTCTTCGCACTCTGCATCAATGCGAATTGGCTGGACGGAAGTCCCCATCGGGCTTTGGCTAATTCTCTCCCGGCAGATGTGTTTCGGACAATCGGAGCCATGTAGTCGGGGTAGATCCCGGTTTGCGGTTCCAAATTGCCGACATTATCGGCGACCGCTGCCAGGTCCCGCACGAAGTCGAGGATCGCCTGACGGTTCGAGGTGTGGCTGTAGAGGTTGCACATGGGCTAATCCTTGGCCCGCAAGGCAAGCATTCCGAGATGGGTTTCGAGGTCGCTTGAAGAGTGGCTATCGGAGCCTTCAAGGTCGATGAGTATCGCCAGGGCGTCCCGCTCGCGAGCGTCTGCACATTCGGCCTCGCGAAGATGAGCCGGAATCCGCTCTATGGAGGCCAGGAGCTTCCGCAGCCTGGCAATCTCCCTTTCACGCTTAGGATTTCTCGACGGGACACGGACCATGACGGGCATAATGACATGCGATTCTCATAACCGCCACAGGACGCCATGCCGACCGAATACCAACCGACCGGACACGAGACCACGGTGAACGGGAAGGTTCAGCCTTCCATGGCGCCGATCTACCTGTGCGAAGGCTGTGGCTATCGCGGCGCGCCCTTTGGTCAGAAGCGCGGCGATGAAGTTCTGAGCTATTGCGGTTGGGACGGGCGCCGGCCGGTTTGCGTCGGCAAGGGCAGGGCGAATTAGGGCCACGGACCCAATCTCGGCGGTCGCCCTGCGGCTGCTTGAACAGCAGTGTGCAAAAGGCCCAGGTGGGTGGTCGGCCTTCGGGCGACGCGCCAAAGATGGACCAGGGCGGAACTAAGCGGTGTCGGAGCCGTTCATGACGCGATACCGGCACTGATGTGATGACGCTCCTTCAACCGCCGGGATTAATAAGCCGCCAGAAGGCCAATCGGCATCTGGCGGCTTTTCTGTTTCTGGGCACAAAAAAGCCCGCCGGAGCGGGCTACGGGGGCAGTGATGATCGGGAGAGCGCTTCCTTGGGGGCGATGGCTCTCGATGTGGGTTCCGGGCAAAGAAAAAGCCCCGGTGGCGGTCCGGGGCTGATGATTAGCTGCTAGGCGGCAAGCGCCCACCCGTGGCTAGTATCTTGGAAGCAGGCATTGGCATGTTCAATCTGGTCCAGTTCGACCAAGCGAGCAACCAAGGCCCTTATATGGCCATCTCCGTCTAGGAATTCTTTGTAGAGGGCCCGAAGTAGACGGTCGGCGGAGCCGTCAAATGGCTTATCTCTAGCCTTCTCCCACCGGCGAACAGATTGCTCACCTTGCCCCAGCGCGCCCGCTAGGTCTCGTTGTGTCATCCCCATTTCCACCCGCAGGAACCTGAGTTCGGCACCGTTGAGGGGCTTGGGCAGGTCGATGAGCCACCGGCCGATAACCTTGTGAAGCTCTTCAGAGTCTTGAATGGAAACACCCTCACCATATGGCGTCTTGTGGATTGTGTAGCCATTCTCCAGATAGATGTTGTCGAGGCCGCTGTCGGTGTAATGATATGTCATGATTGACCCCTAAAACGTGGTGATCACGATCAACTGACTTGGCCAGTCGATTGCCACCACGACCATCAGTTCTTCTCCCGTTGCGTAACAGCTCATTGTTACTTGCCAATGCCCATGATCGTTCAGAAAAGGGCCTTCGCTGATGTAGCCGTTGCGCACGCAGGTCTCGATCTGAGGACGAGTGATGCTCCTTTGTTTTGTGCGTTTCTTCGCATGACCCACGAGAACGATCTTGTCCGAATCCGCCGCCAACTCCTTGATCATTTTCAAGGCGCGCGGCTTGCTCATCCGAAATGGTTCTATGTCGGCCATGCGCCTATCAATATGATAGGTCCATATGAATAGTCAATGAACTGTTGGTCCAAAAGTTCCGGGAAATCTGGGTGGAGTGGTTAAGGCGTAAAACCGCGTCCCTTTTCCTCCACCTCTTTCCACCCAATAGCCTCAAGTACCGCTTGGCCTTAGGTGCCGCTCGATCAGCTCCCGCGCCATATCCATAACTTCGCCATAGCCTGGCACTGTGTCGGCCGTGGCTTGCTGCATCTCGAGCAACAGCAATGCCTGTTCGTAGACCTCAACCGTCTCTTCGCCTGATAGCAGACCTTTGTCGTGTAGGGATTGAACCAGGGCGGCGAGGATCGCCGAACTCGACAGGGTAACGGCGGCGACCATCGGCAGTGACCCTTCTTCTCCATACATGCTCTTTCCCTGTCGAATCCAATGAAGCGGAAACGACTTTATAGCAGGGCCAGGCGGCCAGCGACGTACTATCGGCCCATTCTGAAACCGCTTCGAAGTTGCTCTACACCTTAGATTTCCGCCATCCGGCGGCCTGCCCTAAGGCTTTACCTCCCATACATCGAAAAACGACATGTCCACCATCTTGGCGGCCTCTCGCGCTGCGTCATCGCAACCAAGCATAGCAATTGCCCCAGCCGCTCGCTCCTTGCTCATTTCAGCCAAGTTCAGTGCGTACTGGTAGTCTTTGCCGTCCAATTCACTGCCGAGCGTTGCGTCAGTGAGGACATAGTACTGCGGGCAAGCCTCCTCAATCGCGGAAACCACACCAAGGAAATTGCCGAAGGAGACTGCGTCAAACGCGAAGGCTGGCATCACCATCATGTAAGTGGCAACCGCCGCGGTGATCGCGACCTGTCGGCTGGGTGCCGCTGGCTTCTCAATCTTATCCAATCATTGCATCCCACTGTCAAAAAGCTATTCCAAGACCCGAATGGGAACCTCGGTCCGCAGCCAAAAATCAAAAACTGCACCGTCTCATTGGAGTGCGGACCTGCAGCGCAGCTTCTACTTGTGCTGCAAAATTCGAGATATTTGTAGATCAGAGATGCCTTGAAATTGCTGATTGGTACGCTTCAATGCCCGCGGGACTAATCCTGTCTTCATGGTACTCAAGGCCGCTATCGCCCATAACAAAGCCTCGGGCCTGAAGCTTTCCCAAGGCCGAGAGTCCGACGCCCTTCAAAGAGCGCACGCTCACGGCACCAGGACGCGCCTCAAAAAGTGCCGCAAGTAGCCTCATCTCAGCTTTGCCGAGGGGGTGCCTGATGGCATCGGCGTACTGATCTTCGATAATTTCCCGCAAGGTGGACGATGAATGTCTCTCCAGCCTATTCGAATCTGCAAGGGTTGTGTCGAGCACATCGTCCTGAGGATTTCGCTCCTCGCAATCATCGCCGCCAGGCAGAGCATAAAATGCCTTTTCTATTGCAACCCTTGACCACACGCGCCGCCCATCGATCTGCTTGGGTCGCGGCATTCTCCCATCCCGCACGAGCTCGTCGAATTTGGCGGGTGACAGATCAATGTAGGCTGCCGCCACTTCGCGCGAGAGTCCGATGGGCGGCAAGCTGCGCGGAAGTACATCTTGGCGGCGGGGCTTGGGCGGTGTCAATTTGCCCGCTCGCATCGATAGGTGTCAGCTGGATAAAGAGACATGTATAGTTCCGCCAGTTCAGTACAGAATCCGCAATCGTCATTACATCCGAAGATCGCGGCTCCCCGTGAAGCAGCGCAAGAGGGCTTCACAAGCCGGAAATCGGAAGATGAGCCTACGCATGCGATGCAAGAGCGGCCTCTTCATCCTCGTACCTCTGCAGGCCTGCGCAAGACTGAGTGTCCTTGGTGGGCGCCCTGCCAGAACCAAGTTGTAACGGCGTCTTTAATCAGCAACAGCAGCACACCTCCAACTTGCGACATGCCTACCCCAGTTGCAACCATCATGCCACGTTCGCGGCGCATGCGGACCACAGACGCCCACTGCGCCGTCAGGCGAAAGAGCTTGCACACGAGATCGGATTGGACCGTAATCGCTCGTCCCTTCTGAAAGCAGTAAAGACCGGAACGCCCGTGCTTCACGCAGCTCGGCCCTGCTTCCACACCTCGTTCAGTATTTCGGCTGCAAGCGCGGCCTTGTCCTTCGGGAGGAACCGCCCATAATGCTTGGCGACCACAGCAGCCGTATCCTGGATCGCGTAGCTGGCCTTCTCGAATGAGCCCGTGCGCTTCAGCACTTCGGTAGCCAGAACATCGCGGACGTTATGCGGCCCGTGGGGCAGCAAGCCGGGGATTGCGCCTTTACCGGTGTAGGGGTTGAAAATCCCATAGCGGCTGACAGTCAACCGCCATGCCTCATAGAAAGCATTTTCACCGTACTCAGCCGAGACAGTGTTGCTTTTGACGGACTTCACGAAGAAAGTCCCGGGGTCGTCTGCGGCGGCCAATAACAAGCGCCGGCTCTTCCGTACATACTCGTCGATGCTGTCATAAAGGCCCGCGACGTCGGGCAGTGGGGCGCAATATGGATTTGACGAGAAGTAGGTTGAGCCGGCGTTTTTGAACGCGGACTCCGGTACGAATATCTCCCACACGCCCTCACGGGGCCGCCATCGGATTTCGCCGCGTTTGATTTGAGAAAGCCGTCGCTCTGGTGTCGGCATGCGTCCCGGCGGACACAGGAGAAGCTCCCGCAGGTTTTTCTGCCGAAAGCCGGTGTGCAGGCCGATGCTGATCATCAGCAAGGACCGCAGGCTCTCAGCGGCCGACCTGGGATGTCGCTTGCTGTCAGGCATGTGCCGAATAATTTCGTCGGTGATCTTTATGTATTCCAAGAGCGGGCTATCCGCCTCGAGGATCGGGAGGATAGCCTCAAAGGGGTCACGGTGAACTTCTGCCACTGACTTTATCTCTTCGATGCGAACCGCAGCTTGCGCATGCATTGCATCGCAGAATCCGGGCCAGTCGGCACGAGCGTGTGCGACATCCGCGTCATTGATGAGATTTGGGATTACTCGAAGCCGGACGCCCAATTGCGGTCGTTGGCGCAGCCAACCAGTTTCCTCTCTGACGAGAGATTTAACGACGTTGAGCATGTCGACTTCCCACGCGGTTAGGAAGCCCCGGCGCTGTTCTCGCCACTGGATGTACCAGTCCCAGACTTTTGGAACGGCCAGCATTGCAAACGAAAGCTCATCTATCGGCACGCCAGCACCCTGATTGGGGCCATCTGGGTCAGCGCTGAGGGCTCCGAACAGCAGGCCGAGATGCTCAACCTTCTGATCGGCGGTGGCCTTCGCCCACCTGCCGTTGCGCTTCTGCCCGGCTGCACTGAGCACTGAGGTTTTAAACCGAAGCAGATCGGACATTTCCTCGACCAGGGATGGAGGCGCCGCCTTCTTGCCGCGTTTCCTGGCTCCGTCCAGCGCTAGGGAATATGGCTCTTTCATCGCTTGAGCCTGGAAGCGCCGATATTCAGTCGCGCCTGAAACGAACGTGCTACGCACCCATGCTAATATCTCTTCCTGCTCGGATACAGGGCGGGTGTCAAAGTCATCTGGGAGATGCCAGGCCAAGCGGCGCTGCTCAGTCGGCGTGATGCCGGCGGCACGAATCTTTCGGTGCGCGCGATTGCTTGGTCCGAGCCTGTCCTGAAGATATCGTTTCGGCAGTTGGTAGCGGTGCTCTATTGCAGCTAGAACGGCGAAGCTGTTGGCAGCGCTCGGGATTTTTCGTCCCTCAACCCACGCCTTTACCGCCTTCACGTCTATAACGTGGCCGAAACGCGCCAGCGCTTTTGTGAGATGGCCGACGCTATCCCCATGCCGAAGCATTTGGGAGCGCAGCGCGTCTGGGAATTCGTCAGGGTCGTGGTCTAGTTCGTATTGAGCCTTTGGGTGCTCAACGATGAGCTTTGGCGGGGCGCCGCGCTTTTTTGGTAGTCCAGGCAATAGTCGACCTTTCCAAAATGAAAATCATATAGCTGTCCTTGGTGTGGTGATTTTCTGTTGGCGGTGACTCAACATGCGGCCTCGTTAGGCTGCATTGGCTTATTTTCAGTTAACCATGGCCCTGTCTAAACGTAACGCCCTTGCCACCAGCTACGTCGCCCTTTTCGACGAACTGCACGCCGGCCGTCTCGAGGGCGGTAACAACAGCGAGCACGTTGTTGGCCAGGCCGGGCACGGGGCCTTTGCTGGCCTCCATCCTCTTTAGTGTCGGGACAGATATATTCGCCGCGGCCGCAAGCTCTGTTTGAGACATCCCTACCAGCGTGCGGGCAGCCGAAATAAGCTTCCCGGTGATTGTTGATTTATCCATTTAGCTCAAATTTATCTAAAGGTGTTGACATTGGTGTAATTCTGATCCAAAGGTATCACAACGATGCTTTAGATCAAGAGGAGCCGACCATGTACGACATGGCTACGATAATAACCCGACCCGACCCGCCAGCCTTTATGAGCGGCGACATGATCACGTTCCAGAAAGCAAATGGCTCGGTCTGGACCATCATCCTGCTCGAACCATCGCTGGTTCCCGATGCCTGGGAGTGCATGTGGTGGGATGGGTGGCCGCACAAGATCACCTTGGCCCAGTCGGTTCTGGACGGCCTGCGGGTGGTCAAGCGCGAGCGCTGCACCGACGAGCAAATGGCTCATTGGGAAGCCATGCTGGAGTGCGCAGCATGAGCAGACAACCCGGTTACGCCAACGTCGATATGATCGACCTTGAGTCCCGCCTGCGCGATCTGCACCGAGCAATCCGGATAGCAGCGCACCTGTCCAACAATGATGTGGACGATGACGATCAGGTCAGCTTTGCCATCAACGCAGCCACAGCAGCCTCCCAGGCAGCCCTAGACGCGTTCTACGGCGATGACAGATGGAGGGCGGCAGCTGTGATGGGAGAGGCGGCATGA